GACTCCGGGGACCTTGTAGACCGTGCGCCCGATCTCCCGGCAGTCATTGTACTCGGTACTCCACCCCTTGACGGGGTAGCTGACTTCGCCGTCTTCGATGAGTTCGGTGGAGTATCCGCAGGAGAGGCCTGTGCGTCCGGCCTTCGCATCGTCCACGGCACCCTTGTCCTGGATGCTGATGTCGGCGTAGACGTTGTATGCGTCGTTCGTGATGTCCTTGCCCACGGTGCCCACGGCGACCTTGGAATAGTTCTCGGCCGTGACCTTTTCCTTCGGGTGTCCGTTGGTCAGGGGCTTGAGGGCCAAGGTCTCCAGGGACTCATGCTCAAAGGCTTCCTCGGGAGGCAGGAACTCGTGGACCACGGAACCATCGGGCTGGAGGTACCGGAAGATGCCTGTGCAGGTGACGGCGGCACGGCCTTGGTAAAAGCCTTCCGGGGTCTCCTTGAACGGCTTGGTCTCCCGGACGATCTCGTTCAGGGGTCCCCAGTAGTCGATGCGCTCGACACGGGAAACGCCGTCCATCTTGGCCTTGGGGGACTTGCACCCGTCCATGCCCTTGGACCCGTTGCCCTCGGTCGTCTCACAGGTGCAAGGGGTATTCTTGCACTCTTCGCAGGTTTCCGGGCTGTCGGTGGTCTTTTTGGTCATTCGGGTTCCTTATCGCCTAGAATACTCAAAAAACTAAAGGGAAAGGGGAAAATCAATCAAGCGCCCTCGATTGCCGTCCATCCCTCCATCGGCATCCCGCGAGCGTAGCGCTCTTTGTGCCCGGAGCCGTTGGAGACCCAGAACAGTCCATCGTCCCCGCGAAACAGGGTCCAGCCGGGCATTGCCGGATTGGTCCATCCGAGGATATTGGTGCGGTTTCGGATCTGCGCGATTTCGGCGACGTTGTGGACGGTGGGCATGACTAGGCTCCTGGGATCATGTTGAGGGATTGCAGGGCGGACGCCCAGCGAGGGGCAGATGCGGTGCCGTGCGCGGGGCCGTCGTTGGAATCTAGGTGGACGTTGTCGGCGCTCTTGGCGGGGGCAATGTTGGTCACGTCGCCAGCGGCCTCGCACAGATCGGACATGTCCACACCATTGTTCGCGGCGGCGAACGCCTTGGCGCGGGTGAATGCCGTGAGGTTCCCAGCACTCTGGCGATCTAGGCCAGGAGGGGTCACGATGTACGGGATACAACGGATCCCTAGGGGGAGGAGTGCGGAGCGCAGAGTTGTGAATTGGAGTTCCCTGGCATCGGAGTCTCCCGAGGATCCCGGGTACTGGTTCCATGTTGGGTACTGGATCGCGACAACCTCGCACATCGCCTGCAAGGTTGCTGGGGCAACGTCGATCAGGTGCTGGATGCGTGCGATGAACTGGTCGGCGGTGTATCCACCCTCACCGTAGCCGAACAGCGAGAACCGCTGTCCATTCGCGGCTTCCGCGACGTTGACACCACTGATCCACGAAACACGGGTATTCGAGTTTCCGTCGGCAATCGGAGGGACGCCAGCACCGACGGAGTCCGATGCACAGAGAACACGTACAATGGGGTCGCCCTCGGTGCCCCACTGGATCCCGCCCAGATTCATGCCGATGTTGAGCCCCGCCGACGACCATCCTCCGGTCATGGTGGTTCCGGCGGTGGACATCTGCTGTTCGGCGGCGTATCCGAGGTTGTCGGCAACCGAGTTTGCGGAGGAGATGCCCGTCCAAGCGACACCTGCACCCGCCTCGATGCGGACGACGATCCGCGATCCGTTGGCGACAGGTGCGGGGAGTGGGATCTCCACCAGCATCATACCCAGCTCGAACTCCCCCTGGTCACCGGATGCCAGCATGGCGAGGGGGGCCGTTGGAGTGGACCACGATGCCGCATCGTATCCCCCGCCACCAGTGCCCACGGAGACACGGGCGCTTGAGGCCGAAGCAAGGGCGTTGGGCAGGAGGATTCGGACGAATGTTGCCGTGCGCCCGGAGTTGTTGCGCGGTTGCCATGCAAAGACGCGAGCGGCACCAGTGTTCTCGAACCAGAGACTTCCATCGTTGATCGCCTGGAACGAGGTCTCCATGCCTGTGCCGCCGGCGTAGATGCTGGGGTACACGATGGCACCCTCGGGCATCACGTTGGAGGCGGCGTAGGCTTGCGCAGGGGCACTTGGAGACCGTAGTTCCCAGATCACGGGACCGCGCTCCGCAATGCAGAGTTCGCCGTCCACGTTGACGGCAGTGACATCCCCCTCGGTACCGTTGGGCAGGGAGAGCCAATCAGGAATGGAGGTCCCACCGCCTCCGGAACTCTGGAGCCCGTAGGTCCCCTTGATTCCGTAGGCCATTAGACGCCCACCTCCATGACCAGCGTTCCCGGGGTCGTCACGGCTACCGTGATGCCCCGATCCCCGGCAATCGAGTACTCGGAGGGCCATGCGGCCGGGGCTCCGAAGGCCACGACGACAGCGGTGCCCAAATTGGTCTTGACTCCAGCGATCCGGCCCCAAAGCTGGACGGAGAACTCGCCGGCTCCCGAGGACACACGACCTCCAAGGGTGAATCCGGTTGCCGGGTTAATCAGGTTCGTGCGGAGGATGTAGTCCCCGGCTTCCGTGATCTCGGTGACCACTGCCCCGGCGGAGTTGGTGAGTAGGTCCGTTCTGTTGGGCATCGGTGCTCCTTTAGCTTTTTGAGGAATCTAGAGTCTGGGAACATGGGAATCCGGGAAATCGGCTATTCGGGCCATGGACCCTTGCCCATTTCGGCCAGGACATAGGGGTCTTCGAGGAGACTTGCGTCAATGGGTTTCAGGAGATCTTCCCATCTCGACTCTGCGACACAGCGGCATTGGATCTCCATGCCGGGGGCCGTCAAGGGGTCATTCATCCCCCTAGGCACCTGCTGGCCCCCAACGACCCACACGTCCCCCTTGCCATAGATGCCCACTTTCCCCTCGGCTCCCCAGTGGTTGGGACGTGCTGTCGGATCTTTGCCCTCGGCTCCCCAGTGGCTGGGACGTGCTGTCGGATACCGGCCCTTGGGGTTCCCTCGGACCCGTTCGTCCAGGGCAGTACGCCAGACGTAGGTGTCCAGGCCAATGTCCCGGGATCTGCGTTCCGTGAGCAAAGAAGTCAGTTTGCCGATCTGGTCCCGGGCGATGAGCTTGGCCCTGGTGACCGTGAGCCCCTTGTTTGCCTTGAGAATGTCCAGGGTCAATTGCTCCGGACGCTTGCCGGTCTGCACGGCTTCTAGGGCCATGGACTCCATGCGGCTTAGGTGCTCGCCTACTAGAGACTTGACCCGCCTTCTGTTGGTCTCTGTCCACTCGGCAAGGACAGACTGGACCCATGGCTCCGAAGCGTCGTACATGGTGCCCAGGAGGATTTGGCGCTCCATGGCGAATCGCTTGGCGACCCATGCGTTCACGGATTCCGAGGTCCCGTCGATGCCGGCGGCCCCGGTGTCTAGGTCCATGGACGTCTGGTTCTGTTTCAGGGGGTCCGTGAGGCTTAGGACGAGGGCATGGGAGTCCTCGTCTGCGTGGTAGTCCCATTCGTCACGGCGATAGGCTTCCAGAGCCTTGGGATACTCGTTCCGTGCCCACTGCTTGGAGATGTCGGCCATAGGCTTCAGGAGTCGTTGGAGCCATGCGGAATACCGGATCTCGGTGAGGGCCGGGAAATGGGGTACGGGGGCCTTGGGGATCTTTGGGTTCCCCTTGGTCCGGATGATCTCCTGTCGCCGACGCTGGATCAGGAGGGCTCGGAACATTTCGTCCATCATCCCTCCCTGAATGCGCCTGTTTCAGGGTCCCTTGGTGGCGTGGGGGCCTTGGGCTTGGGAAGCGGGGCGGCCTTGGTGTCGTCGCGCCATTGGGGCTTGGAATCCTTGGTCATTTGGCCGGTGCCTTCGGAGTCCGGGGTGTCGGGACCCTTGGCACCGGGATCGTGGCGGGATTCGCCTTGGTCTGCGCGTCCACCAGCTTCTGTTGGGCCTCGATCTCGGCGTCTGCCTCGGCTTCCATGTCCGTGTTCGGGTCCAGGCGCGTGTCCATGGAGTACGTGTCCCCTCCGAACCTGGATTCCCGGATCTCGGTCACGGCGTGCAGTGCGCCCATGTCGAAGTAGACCTTGTCCGTGTCGGCAACGATCTTCCGAGTCTCGGCGACTTCCTTGTCGCTAGGGGTCTCCAGGGGATTGAAGACAAAGGGCTCCTCGGGATCAAGGCCGACGGAAGGCGCGACGTGCTTGACGATCCGGGCAATGATGGGCCGGAGCTTGATCTCCTGCTCCGCCTGGATCTGGGCATCGTAGGTCTTGGACGCCTGTTCGTCGCCGCCACCGCCTCCGAGGCCCGATGTCGGGATCCCGTAGAGGCGGGGGACGGGGATCTCGGCAACGGCGGCCAGCTCTTCACGAAAGACCATGGCCGTATCGCGCCATCCGGTCATGGCCAAGGTGTCCCGGGAGAACTCGCCACCTTCGGGCAGGAGGATCATGTTCAGGACTGATTTGGCCCGTGCAATGGTGTCCATGACCGCTTGCATGGTCGCTTTGGCGTCGTCGGCATTGGCTAGGATCTGCTCTAGGCCCGGGATCTTGGAGACGGCGATAGTCGCTTCGTGGATCAGGTTCGCAAACGCCTTCTGCGCCGATTCGCTGTTGGCAAGCTGGTCGAATACGGCCTGTAGTCTGGAAATGCCCCAGTACAGGTAGGTGAAGTCCTGGGACGTGGTGGCGTCCTGGGGCAGTGTGATGCCCTTGGACACGATGCACCGGGACTGGTGGACCTTGATCTCGTTCCCTTGTCCCTGGACCTGCCAGCGCCTCTGGATCCGGAAGACCTCGAAGTCGTCGAAGTATGGGGATGCGGCGTTCTGGGAGAGTTCGAGTTCCGTGTTCAGGATGAGGGGGGCACCGTACACCTTGACGAAGGAGATTGGGTTCTTAGAGTTCTTGGGGAGCGGGGTGTCCAGGGTCAGGGAGTTGTCCAGGCCCCCTAGGACCATGACGGCGCCTCGATACAGTTCGGTCTGCATGAGCAGGTTGTACAGGTGGGTCCGGATGTCCAGGGCGTCCAGGGCCTTGAGGATCTTGCCGTCGGTGTCCTGGGGGAAGGTGATCCAGGAACGGATCATGTCGGCAGGGCGGCAACTGACGATCTTGCGGCCAAGGCCACCGCCGGCATAGATGTCGGTGAGTTCCGAGTCCAGCCGCATGAGCTGGTGGCCGTAGTAGTTGTGGGACGTGCGGTCCTGATACCCTCCGAAGCCGGATAGGGCGTTCGAGAGGGAGTCGGCACGGTGGACTAGGGGGGCGGCTTGGATGGTCTTGGTGCCCGTCTGGGGCCGTCTCCCGTATTCGTTGCTCATAGGCTCCCTTTGGGTTTTTTGGGAAAATAGCTCATTTGGGGCTATCTAGGCAGGAAGAACGAGAGTCCCTTGTTCTTCGGGGCTGTGTCGTCGTAGAAGCAACGGAGCAAAGAGGCCATGGAATCGGGCATGTCATCAGGCTCTGCCCCCTCCTGGTAGTCGCATACTTGGTCAATGGCCTTCCGGTCACTTTGGATCATGTCCCAGTGGATGTTCTGCCAGTGGTGCAGGAGGTGGGTCTGGATCTTGTACTGCTTGTTTTGGCGCTCTTGGTAGTTGTACTCGTCGGGCTTCTTGGCCGTGTTGATCGTGTGTCCTGCGGCCTTGAACTTGCCCATGAGCATTCGATAGGTGGATCCCTTGTCCGGGTTGTTCTCGTTGTAGAAGTGGCGGACGTTCATTCGGGCGCACTTGGCAACGATCTCATCGGCGCATAGTTCAACGTGCTTGTCGGAGACCCATACTCGGGCCTGGATCCAGTTGCGCCCATTGGGAGCCACTTCCGGAAGCTCCTGCATGATCGTGAGGGCCGTAGTATGGTCCCCGTCGAACTTAGCGTCTAGGTGCGCTACCACGGGGCTCTTGACGCCTAGAATCCATGCGCCGTCCCTTGCGCGGTTGGCGAAGAGGAGAGCGTCCGATGGGATGTGCCGTAGCTCATAGTTGGCCGCGATCATGGCCGGGGTGTTCAGACGACAGATCTTGGCGTACTCGGTATCCGAGATCAGGCCCGTGGAGTTGCGGGGGTACTTCTTCACGGTACGGGGGACGGCGGACTCGATAACCGATGTCCATGCGTCGTCCTTGTGCCATGGGGTACCCACGAACATGACCGACTTCCCACGGTCGATGATGTTCGAGAGTAGTTCCTGGGTGCTCCGGATCGTCTTCTCCCGTTCGGCCTTGGAGTACTTGTCGTCGTCGGTCACGATGTCGTCACAAAGCGCACGGTCAACGTGGAGGCCCGTAGGCAGGTTATTGATGCCATAGGCCCCCAAAGAGCCTTCCTTAGTGATGGATCGCTTGAAATCGAATGTGAGGCGGTCGGCCCTTTTCTCCGTGAACTCCGGGGCCTTCCCATGGACAAGGCGGAATAGTTCCTGGATCTCCTCGCGTTCCATAAGTTGTCGGATCACAGACAATGAGTCTGCCGCCGCTGTGAACGTCTTACGGATCAGGGCGATACGGTCCGCCGGGTGGAAGAGCCACCACCAGATAATCCCAATCTCCGTGATTGCCGTCGTCTTGTACGCGCCACGATGCGCCTGGAGTCCCGTATGCACTCCGGACGGTTGGCCCCATACCCACTTGGTCCATTCGCTATGCATCGGCACTAGGAGGTCCTTGCCGACCATACGCCCAATGATGTGGGGGTTCTGGAGAACGTACTTCACCAGCTTCTGATCCCACTGGATCCTATGCAACCTGGACCTCCATGGACTTGTCCAGTGTAATGGCGTCCTGTGCGGCCTCGGGGCAGATCTCAAGGAATAATACGGCTAGGCGCTGTTCGGTTTCGGAGGACATGAGCGTAGGACCTGTAGGGGCCTGTTGCCCATTGGCCACTAGGATGTTATTCGTGGGAGCGGCATCCTTCTGTCCTAGCCAATGCTTCCCTAGGTGGATAGCCATTTGGGCATTGGGGGCCATGGCTGGCTTGACCTGGATCGGGAGCCCTGTTTCCGGGTCCTTTTGGTACTCTGCGGCCTGTCCCTGAGCGATCCGGAGCTGTAGCCGACGGAGGCTCATACGCCCCTTATCCCGGTTCTCAGCGATCAGTTCCCCGAATCTGTCGGATAAAGTATCCACTGAACATTTGAGCACTGTGGACATCTCATCCATGGTGCATCCGATCTGTGCCATGGACTTCACTTGCTCAGGATCTATGGCGAGTTCGGGCCTTCCCGCTTTGATCTTGTTGGGGACGGCTAGTCCCTTGGCTTCTAGGACCTTTTGGAGCTTGATGCGTCCGGCTTCGGATTTCGGGGGGATTGGACGGCCTACTAAGGGTGTCCCGTCTATGGAGTATCCGTTGGGTGCTTCGTGGTTCTTCTTCCCTTCGTGGAGGGTCCTGCCACGGTCCAGGAGGATCTTCTTGGAGTCTGCGCGGGGCTTGCGGGGCTTGGTGTCCTTGGATCCTTTGGGCCGGGCCATTATTGGGGGCCTTGCGTTTTTGGAGTTTTAGCCATGGATCTAGGATAATACGTTTTTGGGGGCTAAAACGCAAAAACCCCTCCGGGTGAGGGAGGGGCCTTAGATGCTTGTGTCTTTTGGGGGCGGGATGCTAGGCGGGGACGAGCTTGGGGAAGTCCTTGGTGGGGACTGGGCGCCCCGTACCGCCGTCGACGTGGTGCAGGAGATACGCGCAGAACTTTGTTTTGCTACGCCCGTTGAGGCCGCTCTGGGCGTGGGATCGGAACTCGACAGGCCCAATGGGCGTCTGGAGCACATGGACGCCACGGTTGGCGACGTGGACGTAGCAGGAGCGTCCGTTGCGGCGGTACTGGGATGCGTACTTGATGGCGGTCTTGATGTCCACGGTGTCCTCATTACTTGGCCCCCGACATCGGGAACCATGTAGACTAAGATACCATGATTCCCGGAAAAGTCAAGGGACTATTTTAGAGGCCCAGAGATTCCAGGAACAGATCGGCGGGGAAATAACGTTTCGTGGGATCGAGGCCCTTGGAGCGTAAAAAGTCAGCGGCGTTCTGGTTCGTGGGGAACACGATCTGTAGGCTGTAGTCCTGTTTCGCCTCGGAGTCGTGGGTGAGTCCGGCCTTCTTCTCGTCCTTGTACTCCTGTTTCTCAATGTCCCGGCGTTCCTTGACTGCCTGTTTCTCTTCAGGCGTCTTCTCGTCCGGAAGGGGCTTGTCCCACTCGAAACTGATGTACAGGTCTTCGCGGCTGAATCCGGCATCCGACAGGTCGAACTCGAACTCTTCGGCCAGGAGCTTGACTGCCGTGTTGTCGAACTCGCCCATGGCGCTTTCGTTGTTGAGGAGGATGTTTAGCTGGACCTCCTCCTTCTCGTCCACGTCGATGGCCGCAACGTCCAGGGAGTAGTCGGTGCCCCGGTGCTTCTCGTCTAGGATCGCTAGGCGCTGGTGTCCGGAGACTAGGTTCCCGGTGCGGCGATTCCAGACGGGGGGCATGACCAGCTTGTGCCGGGATAGGCCCTTGGCTAGGCGTTCCTTGTTCCCGGAACTGATACGCCTGGGGTTGTAGGAGGCGTCTAGGATCTCGGAACGTGCGATCCGGACGATCTCGAAGCCCTGATACTTGGAGAGGGTGGGAAGGGTCATAGGGGCTTTCCTGTGTGCCGTGCATATTCGGCGGCTAAATAAGGATCGAAGGCACACGCAGTCTCGAAATCGTCCGGGTGTGTGTCGTGAAGCCATTGGGCCGTGTGTCCGGTGAACTGCTCGCCACAATCACGGAAGCCGTACTGATACTCCTCGGCCATGGGTGCCCGGATCTTGTCGGCATGAACATCGACGATAGCGCGGTTCCACCGTTTCAGGGGATAGCATTCGTTGGACTTGGTGTTGATCCCGTTAGGCCACTGCTTCATGATGACAGCACGGGACACGGATTCGTCGGCTCGGAAGCCAAAGGCAACTAGGTCCGCCTTGTAGTGCAGTCTCCAGTAGTCACGTTCGATGGCGAACTTAGGTAGCTTGCCAGTGCGGATCTTGGTGTTCTGACGTGATGGTTGAACCTCAATGGGAAGCCCGATCCACTGCTCAATACGCTTGAGGTGGGATTCCTGGTACCGTAAACCGGGGTACGTCTGGAGGTGCAGGAGGATCAGGTTTTCGGGGGCTACGAACTGCTTGAGGACGTGGATCGTACACAAAGAGTCCCGACCACGGGAGACCATGGCCAGGACCTTTTTCTCGGAAGCCGCGATGGCCTGAGCCTCCGAGTAGATGCTCAACGACGACGGCCCGTGAACCCGCCGGAGCGGCCGGCGGGAGCAATGCGGCCCGAGGAGTCGTGACGGACGCGAGCGAGAGGGGACAGCTTCATTTGCAACCTCCATAGGGCATGAGCCCCAAAGATCCCTTGTGCACGGTCCAGGCTTCGGGAGGGAGCGCATGGGCCGATTCGACCATATTGGCGAACTTCCCTAATTTACGATCCTCTCCGGACGTCTCGACGGATTCCCCGAAAACACAGTACCCGATGACCTTGCCGAAAGGAAAGTGGAGCTTGTCCGGGAATCCTAGGGATGCGTGAATCGCATGCGAAAGCGGGGACACGAGTTCGGGGCGCGGAGTGTCGTCAGTCCCCAGGGTCCACTCCATGTAATCGGCGGCGCTGGTTTCCCCCTGCTCTCGAAGCCATGTTGTGGCGTTCGCGAACCCCATAGCCGGCTGTAGCCCCGCATGGATCCAGACCTTGGAGCCCTTGGGGATTCGCCAGGAGCGGTACTCGGCCTTTTTGATCCCATGGACCAATGCTGATGCAAAGGGCTCGCGAACTGTGAGAATTTTATCCATGATTGAATTATACTCCCATATTCCGCAATTGTCAAGGGCTCACTAAAACCCCAGGACTACTTGGCCCTGGGCAGTAGGGCGTAGAGCAGGAGGCCTAGGACGATGCAGACGGGGACTAGGACGACGTATGCAAGGAAGCCGGGGAGATCGGTCACTCGACGGGACCCTCTGCGACGACCAGATCCTTTTGGAGCTTGACGAACAGTGCTACCATGGCGTGGACGGCTTCGTCGGTCAATTGGATTCGGGTCTGCCCCATCCCGTTCTGGAACACGAAGTTGGTCTTCCCTGGTTCCGGGGTCCATGCCGTGATGTCGCGTCGGTCGTCAATGATGGCCTTGTAACCGTCTGGTTCTTCGATCATCGCACCACCTCCGGCGCCAATGTGATTCGGAGCCTGTCGTTCTCTGTCCACCGTGCCCCGTTGGCCCTTTGCCGCAAATGGGCAAGGGAGGCCCTGTAGTCGGTTGGGGTATGACATTGGTACCAAAGATCGGTCGGCATGGCTCTAGGGGCCTCCAGGGGCCAGGGATCGACACGGCGGCCACGGTAGCTGGGGTCGGACCACTTGGGACTGGGACGGAAGCCACGGCACCGGAGTTCGTGGAGCACGTGGCGATGGTAGGATAGGAGGTGGTCGAACGAGTGCCGGGACACGAAGAGGAGGCATGGGCGTTGGGAGCCCCAGTGCCGGCCTCGGAGGTTGCATGTCAGGAGGTGGACGGCTTTGAGGGTGTGGGTCGGCAAATACTGGAGGAGGCTGGGGTGTGGGATGCCGAGGTTCATTTGGTGGCCTTTTGGAGGACGGCATCGACCCTTTGGCCGATCCAGAACATGACTTTCGTACACATGGAGTTCCCGTAGGCCTTGTATTGGGGGCCGTCCGGGCATTCTTCGGCAGGCTTCTTTCGCCACGGGATCCGGGCATGGAAGTCTGGAAATCCCTGGAGTCTCGCGCACTCGACTGGAGTCAATCTGCGGACCTGCGTGATTCCGGGGATCATGGTTGTGGATGCTGTGTCCTCGGATTCCTGGAAGCCGTAGGAGCCGGATGCTTTGCAGTCGAAGGCAACTCCGGGGATCATTGCAACGGGGGCGCGATTGCTCCCAGAGTCGGCACTGGAGAGGGTTGGCGCGATGTGCTCGGAGTACCCGATTCCCCTGGCCTTGGACCCCTGGCCGCCCTTGAAACACGCAACCAAATCCATTCGGTCTGTGCCGTTGAGCTTCCCGTGGGCCTTGGGACTTGTGGACCCGGAGCGCAGGGTCCCAGCGACATCTGGGACGGCGAGGATATGCCCCACAATCGGCATATCGCCGGTGATGCCTTGGTGTTGCTGGCGCGTGATTGGGCCAGCAACACAAGCCTCAACCTTCCCATGGTGCTGTGTGGCTGCGTAGAAGACAATTCCAACGTGGTCTCCATCGCTTTTGTTTGCCCTTATCGCTTGTGCCACATCGCCAACATTCTGGTTGTATCCATCGAAGCTCTGAACAACAAGCGCGCCGCTCTCGGCGTCCTGCTGCGTGGCAAGTCTGAGGCGAACATCTGGGATAGGTCAAGTTCGACACGGATTTTCATTTGCATCCTCGTTTCCGTTCCCAGGACATCCGGGAACCATGCTCCCTAAACTATCCCCCGGTTCCGCATTTGTCAAGGGCCTCACGCGAAAAGATCCATGATTCCGGGGATCTCTCGGAAATCCTCTTCCCAGGGGCCGAACTGTGCCGCGTCTCCGGCTAGCTGGTCGGCCGCCTCGTTCCCGGGGTCCCCATTGTGCCCCTTGACCCATTCGATGGTCAATTGGTCCCCGGCACGACGGGCAAGGGGCAGGATTCGGAGCCAGAGGTCCCGGTTCGCCGTCGGGAGCCGTCCATCTGGGCAGGAAAGGTGCTTGCGGAGGCCAAGGACGGCGTATTCGGAATCGCTCCGTATGCAGATGCCTTTTCGGTACACGACGGATTCTAGGGGCTCCGTATGGTCAAGGAACTCCAGGGCATGAAGGACGGACAGGAGTTCGGCCCTGTTGTTGGTCGAGGATCGGTAGCCGAACGATCCGGAGGCTGTCTCGCCGTCCGGGAATTCGATGTACACGCCGGCACCGGACAGGCCTCCGGGATTGCTCAGGCAGGAGCCGTCCGTGTAGACGAGGATTCGGGATTCAGACATACTCTGAAAATAACCTAAGTCCCTTATTTGTCAAGGGGCTAAGATGCTTTTCTTTTCGGGAATGCATCAACGTATCACGAAACGATGATCCAGAGTGTATTTTGTTCATGGGATCGGTCCAGGCGCAATCGGATTGCCGCTGGGATCGAGTAGCGATGCGCGGGGTGTACCCTGCGACCACCATTGCACCCGTCTCGATGTCCGCTGGCAACAGGGGTTCCCGGGGCGTTCTAGGCAAAAAGTGCCCAAAAAACCAACAAAAACAGCCAGTAACCCCATGGCAACCCTGCCACAGTCCGGGATCCCGGTGTCCCTTGGCTCCCCAGGTCCCGATTCCCCGTGTCCCGGGCATCCGGAGGTCAAGAAGCTACAGAAACAAGGAAGTCAAGCATCCTAGGGAAGCTCGAATCAAAAAGATCTTGAGACGAGGACCAGGGTACCGCCCCCCAAACCCCCCAGGACCCATGCTCGCCGGCCCCGTCATCTCTGGGGAGCCTTTGATACCGGGTTGCCCCGGCTGGACTGGACGATTTGGAGAACGGTACCTGCTGGTCCTCGTCTCAAGATTCTTCTGGTTCGGGCTTCCGGAGGGCTTGTGCCTAGGGAGCTGTCATCAAATGAGTCCATCGACTTCGGATTGCAGGGCTCATGCTAGCCCCCTTTTCATCCCGGATCTACTCCCAAAGGAGTCCCGAGTCGCATGAGTATCCGGCTCGTACCCCGGACCCAAGGACTAATGTAATCGGGTGCGATGGAAAAACAAGGGCAAAAGTGGAAAAAGTTTCTGGGATGTTCTGGAGCCCTTGACAAGTAGGGACCACGGAACTACGTTCTTGGCTTCGGGCACTGCCGGAGCCTCGGAGATCCGGCCTTTGGGCGTCAAGTGCGGTCTTGGTTACCCACAGGGGACTGTAAATCCCCCGCTTCACGGCTTGCAAGGTTCGATTCCTTGGGCGCCCACTATTGGCCCTCCACGCCTCTCCTCCCGGGATCCGGATTCTAGGGGTGACGCGCAACCCTGGAGGGCCTTCCCTTGTCCCAGACGTCGGTAGCCTATGTCCCCGTGGATACGCGCCCGATCTCTGGGACCCGGGGGCCTTTCTGCACTGACTTCCCAGGATACGGAAGAAACTGCAGAAAGTTGCACTAGGCCCCTTGACTTCTACGGGTCACGATGCGATATTTGATTCAAGGCCCCGATGTCGGGGACCGGAACAACAGGACAGACGATGAAGGAAGCCACTCAGACCGCCGGACGCATCATCTTGGACGCCACACTCCAGTTCATGGCCGACAAGGCCGGAGTGACCACCAGACAGATCGCCATCGAGGTCATGGACAATCCCGCCGGGAACACGGCCAAGCGATTCCTGGAACTCGTGGCCGTCGGTGTCGAGTCGGCCCGGGAAGTCCTGATCTCCGAGGCTCCTGTGGCCGTGGCCGCATGAACTACACCATCAACGGCTCCACATACGAGCCCCTGACCGACTACCTCCGGGGCTGGCTCCCGGGGGCTCTTGGCCTCCCCTGTCCCACGGGCGCCAATGCCGAGATCGTCCGGGGACACCATCTAGGCGCCAAGGACCGCGATTCCCACGGACTCCGAAGCTCCTGCATCACCAATGTCCTCTGGCACTCGATTCGCCTGGGGAACTGCCGAAAGGTCGAACAATGCGCCTGATCCCCACAAACAACGGATGGCTCGCCGTCCAAGGCTTCACAGGGGCCAAGGGCCGTGTGCAGGTCGGCGGCCATGGGAAGACCCGCATGGAGGCCATGGGGGCCTGTGCGGACCTCGTGGCGGCACTGGACGCGGAGGCCGGACGATGAACTGCCCGAGCCAGGGTCCCGAGTCCATGCCCCTCTGTGCCGAAGACGCCATCCGCGCCCAGATCGCGGCACTCCAGGAGAAGTTGCCCCCACGGGAACCCCGGGAGCCGGCACCCCCTCTGCACGCCGTGGTCACCAAGGTCTTTTTGGACGGCGGCACCCACACACGCACCGTGGACCTTGCCAACGAATGGGGCCGCGTAGGCTCCGGGATCCGTGACGCCGTGAAACAGGGGGGCGAGGTGACGTTGCGCCCCTTGTATCCCGGGGAATCGGGTGCAGAGGTCAAGCACTACCCGAGCGCCGAAAGGATCAAGGTGCTGGAGGCGTTGGTGGATCGCGTGGCACGTCTGAACCCGGATGCCGGGGAGATCGGGCCGGGGATGCTGGTCCAATTGGTCGAGGGGGCCCGGGGACTCATGGTCCGGAAGGCTCCGTGAACCCCACTGACCCCGTCGTCTCCTTCTGCGACCTCGACTCCGACGCCCTTGGCATCCTGGACGACCTGCTAACTCGTGCCGATCTACATTTCGAGCATCGACCCATGTCCAAGGACCCCCGTGCCCGGGCGCCTACCTGGGTCCAGGAGTCCGTGAAGCACCTCCAGCACCTCCAGGCCGGCACCTTTGCCAAGGAATCCAAGATCCCCGGCACCTGGATCAGTCAGCACGCGAACCGCCTTGCCCTCGACACCCCGAAATCCTGGGACGAGACACGGGACCTCGTGCTCCATTCCGTCGTCTGCATGTTGTCCGATTCCACCTATCGCAAGGGGTCCAAGTTTTTCCCGGAAGCCGTGCATGAGTGGTTCCTTTGCACACCGCCACGGAAGCCCCGCTGGTCCTGTTTCCTCCGGTACGCCAATACGCCTCGGGTCCAAGGGTCTAGCCTGTCCACGGACCTCGCAGAGGGGTACATGGAGACGGTCCCCGACAAGCCGACACTCAGGATCCAGAGGATCCGGAACTCCATGACTGAGGACGCACGGGACGCGGTGCAAAAGGCACTCGGGAAGCCGGGCGCAAAGACCTATGGCGCCGTCGGCTGGGAGAGGGCCGGGAAGCTGTACGGCTGGTGGCTGGGGAGTGCGCAGTACCGGGACCAGTTTGGGGACCAGGAAGACAGGCCAGAGGCCATGAGGCACGTCGTCCGGTGGAATGGGCTTCTGGGCACGTTCCCGGGCCTCGTGGGACTCTGTGTCCGGGTTGTGGAGCCGTGGGGCGGATGGTTCCCGATTCCCGGGGAACCGGAGTGGGACGGGTTCTGTGATACCGTGGCCCGGGAGTATGGGCTATGGCTCCAGGAGCCGGGAAGCGGGGTAGCGGGGGGCCATGAGCCAGTGGAGCGGGGGGAGTGGGAAAAAGTATTTGAGATTTCGGACTATTAGCCCTTGACTTTTGCGGAGGGATTCCGTATTATTGAATCAAGGGGGCCGGTGGTCCTCGGAACAAAAGGACGACACGATGAGCAACGCAACGACTACTACGGCTTCCGAATACCTCGCCCGATTCGTCCCCTACCTCGCGTATCTCGATTGCGCGTACTTCTTCACGGCATTTGACGCCGTGACGTGCGAGCACTTCGTCGTCGAGACCTGCACCGAATCCGATGCAGTGGACGCCTACCGTCGCTACGAAATGTCCGGATACGCAATGTCTCCGGCTATCCTCCCCTTGGAGAACGGGAACGAGCTGGTTCTCGATTTCCGCAAGGCTCCGGGATACAAGGATCTTACCGGCCTGGATGCGGTCGCCGCCTAATCACCCTGAAAGCCCGGGGATCCGGGCCTACGGGCGGCGTGGGAAGTCCAAGAACCCGCCGCCCGTTCACTTTGAACCAGACCCCTTGCCAACCTGCCCATAGTTCCCTATTTTTCAAGAATCAATGGTCCGGAGTCACGGGCCTCACCAAACAGGAATCCAGTGAATCTCACGAAGCCCAACACCCCTATCCCGTGTCCCAAAGGCGGAAAGGCCTTCCAGCCGACCGGCAAGGGAAAACTTTGGGTGACATGGACCAGCCCCGGTGCCGAGTGGCGTAGGGTCCTGGAGATCGTGAAACGGCTTCCCTCTCGTCGTTGGGACCCGGACCTCAAGCTCTGGGAAGTCCCCGACACCTCGGAAGTCCGGGCGCACTTGCTCAAGCAGGGATTCCAGCTCCTTGGAGCGGCTACAGGCCCTGTGTCCATTGGAATGCCTGGACTCCCGGCAAAGAAGGAACTAGCCCCCTGGGTGCCGCCGTGGAAGGACATCGTGATCCCGGACATCGGCATCCCGTTCCGGCCGTACCAGACCGAAGGCCACCAGATGCTTCGGTATCGGAATGGTCGCGGAGGTCTATTTCTAGATATGGGGACCGGAAAGTCTCTTACTGCCCTTGGCTGGGTGAAACTGAATCCAGACTTCGAGCGGGTCGTGATCATTGCCACCGCGTCCACGAAGACCCAGTGGGTCCGGGAAGCGAAGAAGTGGGGAATCCAGATCCCTTTCTGGGTCGTCTCCGGCCGGACCCCTCACGGTCTCCCGAAGCGGGGCGCCGTCGTCCTGAACTGGGACATCCTGGAAGCGTGGACCGATGCCCTGATTGCGTGGGATCCTCAGACCGTGATTGCCGACGAGGTCCAGGCCGTCGGGAATCCCAAGGCGAAGAGGTCCAAGGCCTTTCTGGAACTGGTCAAGGATCGCGGCGTCGTCGCACTTTCTGGAACGCCGGCACGGACCTGCCCCGCCCAATTGTTCACGGTCCTACACGCCCTGGATCCCAAGACCTTCCCGGACCAGTGGCGATACCTGCAAAGGTACTGCGATCCTCAGAACAACGGATTCTCGACCACGTACAAAGGCTCCACGAATGCCGAGGAACTGCATTCCCGGATCCGACCCCTTGGGATCCGGTACACGAAGGACGACGTGCTCAAGGACCTCCCAGACCGGGTATACTGCCCCGTGCTCATGGACTGCACAGTCTCCGACGAGTACCAGGAGGCACAGGACCGAATCCTGGGGATGCAAGGGCATTCTCCAGGACAGATCCGGGAACGCCTTGGAGCGTTGACGGCGTCGGCCTTTGAGCTGAAAAAGGATGCCGTGATCGACTGGATCCGGGAATTCCTGGACACCGGGGAAAAGCTGGTCGTGTTCGGATGGCACATCGCCGTCCTGGACTACCTGGAAATGCATCTCGGGAAACGGTGCGTCCGGGTGTCTGGTGGCGTGTCCAAGGAGGCCCGGGAACATGCCGTGCGCCGGTTCGTCAACGACGACGAGTGCAGGGTGTTCCTGGGCAACATTCAGGCGGCCGGCGTCGGGATCGATGGACTCCAGGCCGTGTGTTCCAACGTGGCATTCGTGGAGCTTTGCTGGAGCCCTGCGGACCTAGATCAGGCCGAAAGTCGCTTACATCGGCTGGGGCAGAAGTCCAGCGTCAACGTCTACTATCTCCTGGCATCCGGGACCATTGATACCGTGATGGCTGAAACCCTGGAGAGTCGGAAGAACGCTCTCCGGGTCGTGGTGGACGGGAAGACGGAAACAAATGAAGACGAGTCCATTGTCGCAATGGTTCGGAACCTACAGAAAGAAGGATCCAGATGATTTTGGGAAAATCGGCAATCCGAGAGGCACTGGCCACCGGGGAAATCAAGCTCCTGGACGACCGGGGATTCGACCTCCCGGAATGGGAGGGCATCCGGAATCCGGACTCCCCGCACAAGCTGGGACTCCCGGACCCCATCGCCCTGCAACCGGCGTCCATCGACCTGCACCTTGGCAACGAGTGGCTGGTGCCGAAGCCGAACGCTTGGTGCTATGGGTTCACGGATGCCGAACACGAATTCGGACATGAGGCCACGGATTCTAAGGTCCCCGTGGAATATGAAACCACGGTTGCCGACGCCTTCTGGATCCCTGCCCATGGCTTCGTGCTGGTCCGGACCCGGGAGGTCATCGGGATCTCGGAGAGCCTGTTTGCCAAGGTCGAGGGGCGAAGCTCCGTTGGGCGCCTGGGTCTGATCGTAGAGACGGCCGGGGTGGTGGATTCGGGATTCCAGGGATCCATAACTCTGGAAATCTGCAATTTGCTCCCGAATCCCCTTCTGGTCCATGCCGGGATGCGTGGGTGCCAGATCACGTTTGCCCGGGTCGAGGGGTCCACGGAAGGCGGGTACCAGGGCAAGGGCAAGTACGCCGGCCAGATCGCGACCACGGGAAGCCTTCTGCACAGGGACTTCGAGGAGTGACCAGAAGAACCATCATTGAGGCCACCGGGGAACGTGACATCCTAAGTTGGATGATCGGCTCCGACGCCGTCTACCGGCACGCCGTCACCAAATGGGACCCGGCCCGTCTCTTCGAGTCCTCGTTCAGCCGCACTGTCGCCGGCTGGATCCAGGAATGGGCCAAGGTCGAACCGGCCAAAGCGCCCGGACAAGCGATGTCCATGATCTACACGACGCACATGGGCGAAGTGTCCGACGAGACCACGAGCCGCGCCGTTGCCGAGTTTCTGGCCAACCTGTCCCGTGACTGGAGTGTCGCGGAGCCAGTGTCTGAGGCCTTTGCCAAGGACCAAGCCGATCTGTACTTCCGGCGCCGCACGATTACACGCGCCCTGGATATGGCCCAAAGGTCCTTGGAGTCTGGGACAGCCGACGGCCTTGCCCAAGCGGAGAACGCCTTTCTCAGCTTCTCCAAGCCGTCCGCAACCGAGGCCCCGATAGTCGACCTCCTCCACGATGCCGCGACGATCCAGGAGGCCTATACGACCGAGGACGAGGAGATCTTCCGGATGCCCGGATGCGTCGGGCAACTCCTTGGCCCCATCATCCGTGGCGACTTCGTGGGCATCCTGGCACCTCAGAAGCGGGGCAAGAGCTTCTGGGTGGACTTGTTCACGATCAGTGCCATGTTCCAAGGTCGCAAGGTTCTGATCCTGGACTTCGAGCTGGTCAAGCTCCAGAAGGCCCGTAGGCTCTGGGGACACTTGCACGGCAGGCCCCGGGTGGAGAAAAGGGTCTCGATTCCCGGATTCTCGAATAGTGGGGAGATCTTGTTCCAGGAGCGCACGATTCCCGGGATCCGGACGGACCTTTCGGCAATCGAAGAGTTCCAGAAGGGCATTCGGCGCACTTCGGCCGGGGGCTCGGTGCGCTTCATCAACTTCCCGACCTTCGGCACCACGATGCGCGAGGTCAAGGCGAGGATCAAGGCCCTTCGGACCATGCAGAACTGGGAACCGGATCTGATTGTCTTCGACTCCCTGGACTACGTGGAACCGGAGAACAAGCGGCAGGAGGCCAGGGACCAGTTGCACGAGGTCTGGGGGCATGCGCGAGGCCTTGCCCAAGAACTGAATTGCGCCGTCCTGTCCCCGTCCCATACGGGCCGCCAGACGTCCAAGGGTGAAGGGTCGGACCACGACGTCGCCGGCGACATCCGGAAGCTCTGGAAGGTCACGAAAACGGTACTCCTGAACCAGACGAAGGCAGAGAAGCAATGGGGCATCATGCGGGTGTCCACGGATACGAACCGCGACGAGGCGACGACAGACGATCAGGTGGTGGTCCTACAGCACCTAGGAATCAATCGGCCCTACCTGGACAGCCGCTGGCTTTCCGAGGTGCGGAGTGATCTGGTGTATCGGCCAAAGGGAAAATCTGATCTTTCGGACTGAGAGCCCTTGACAAGTAGGGGCCGATTGGATACCTTAAACCATAGAAACACGGTCCATGTGGGCCAAGGAGAAACAGGGAATGAAAGCACAATCAGGCACCGACGACGCCTTGGACCGTGGAGTCCTTGGAAAGGTGCCGTGGTCATGGTGCAGTCTGCCCACGATCTACATGCACCTCGGAGTCTTCGGCAAGCCGACCGAGGAAGCCCGGATCCTGGAATCCCTGGGACGCCTCGTGTCCCGGAAGGCCGTTGACCTCCAGAACAAGGGGCTCGGAATCACCAAGTACAAACGGCTCAAGGAGGGGTAGAAGATGGGACACCTATACCACGTCTCCATGATCCATATCACGCGAGGGGCAACTAGCCTCCTAGGATTCCCACTGACCGGATCCGGGGATGTCACGGTCTACCGGGACTGCCTCCTCCATCGCTCCGAGCAGATCCAGTGGGGAAATGGGGATTACGAAAAGCTTCACGAATACATGAAGACGCAATTCTTCCCGGATTCCGACCACGGCCCTACGATTCTGTCCCTGACCTACCACGGGGAGCGCGACGACCCGCCATCCGAAGACGCTCCCGAAACCCCGGAGGCGTGACCATGCTCCTACGCCCCATCCTATCCACCCGGGGAATCCCGTTGGCCTTGGACTCGCACCCCTCGTTTCCGTGCCTTGCCGTGGAGATGTACTGCAAGTGGTACAGCTTCTATTTGGTCCGGGGAACCATGGACTGTGCGACCGTGACGCCTTGGCAACCCTCCATCCATGACGAAGAGGCCTCCGGGTCCTGGATCATGGGGGACCACATCTTCAACCCGCGCACCCTACGGAAGGTCCAGAAACCGGCCCCTATCGACGGAAGGTCCTGGGAACTGATCGTCGGACGCTATGCCACTGTCTGCCTGGAACAGGAGTTCCCGGACTTGCAAGAATCCCCCTATCACCACGAAACCTACACCACCCCAAACCCCCAACACCCAAGGAACACATGAACATCCAACGCTCCACACTTCTCACCGCACTCGACCGTGTCCTCCCGGCTACCGGGGACTCCAAGATCGAGGGCGCCGATGCAGTCGTCTTCTCGGACGGCTGGGCACACACCTACCGTGACGACATGAGTATCAGTGCCCCGGTGCCCGATCTCGCAGGCCTCACGGCCGCCGTCAAGGCCAAGGACATCTCCAAGGTCGTCAAGAAGCTCCGTGGCGACGTGATCGAGGTCTCCAAGACCGACACGTCCCTCGTCTTCGTCTGCGGCACCACGGAAGGCGAGATCGTCCTCCAGCCGGACACCCTGTCCCATGCCCTCGCATCCCTCAAGCTCAACGACATCGAGTGGTCCGAGGTGCCCACGGGCTTCCGCACCGCCGTTGCCCTGTGCCGCCTGGAGAACCATCGCGAACAGTTCCCCGTGGTCCACTTCACGGACAATCTCATCATCGCCGTCACCACGACCCGCTGGAACTTCGGCACGGTCCACGGCGACCCGATTCCCAGCTTCAGCATCCACACCGAGGGGGCCAAGGTCCTTCTGACCATGGGCGACCTCCTGAACTACAGCGTCGGGGAGTTCTGGGCACACTGGCAGACGGAGAATGGCTCCGTGTTCAGTGCCAAGACTCAGGACGCCGCGTTCCCGATGAAGAAGGTCAACGACGTCTACAACACGATCCAGACCACGGAACCCGTGTTCATCGTGGACATGCCCAAGGACCTGGGCGAAAAGGTTGGCGTCGTCTCGTGCTTCAGCGCCGAAGACCAGAAGTCCGGGACCCCGTTGGTCGATGTCACGGTCACCGGCAACGAGATCCGCTTGGCCTCCGGGAACTCGGGTGGCAAGGTCAAGGACAAGTGCATTCTGGACGCGAAGCTCCCCGATGGCGTGGAGACGACGTTTGGTGCCTCGGTGCCGTATCTGGAAGAGGCGGCGAAGCGGGTGCAGACGATGTCCGTGGTCCGGTATCAGGTGCCCTACAAGAACCCGGAGACCAAGGAAGTGGTGATGTCGGAGCAATCGCGCCTCGTGTTCAAGGGACAGGACTTCACGCAGATCGTGACGGTGGCGACGAAGTGATGTAGGTTGAAAAGTCCTGGCCTCCCGTTCGCGGTAAGCTGTCCAGGCTGGCACCTCGGAAAGACGGGGGCAGTTGGGGAACTGGAAACGTGCTCCGTGAACGTAAGTCCCCAGGCACCCGCGAAAGCGGCCCTAGTACAGGTGCAGGAACCGTCCCGCCGATAGACTGATGGGACCCCAATCCATGGGTACTGGTGACACCTCGGAAAGACGAGGGTGCCCCCATAGCTCAGTTGGTGGAGCCTTGGGTCCCGGGTTCAAGTCCCGGTGGGGGTCATTCGAGGGACCGTGACGAAGAGTGGCAAGGGCCATGCGTCGGTGGGTCGGTCGGGTAAACTGCCCAGACGGTCCCTCGATCCATTTTTACAGGAGACTCCAGACACGTGGCCAATCAGCCCTTTTTCAACATGTTCGGAGAGATCGAGGAAGCCCCGGCCATCGTGCGCAAGGCCGGCAACGGTTGCGAGTCATGTCAGCGGTTCACGAAATGCCACAGTCCCAAGATCCCGGCACATGGACAAGGGCAAAAAGAAATCCTGATCATCACGGAGTTCCCAGGCCCCACGGACGACGAGACCGGATACCCCTTGTGCGGGGATGCCGGCCAACTCCTGAAACGGGAACTCCGGAAACACGGGATCGAATTGGAACGGGATTGCTGGGTGACCCATGCCGTCCGGTGCTTCGACCCCATAGACGTGAAGAAAAAGGAATCCGGGCAACCAACGGGACCAGACGGGAAGGTGGTCAACGCCTGCAAGCCGAAGCTCCATGCCGACGTCGCCGTCCTCCGTCCCAAGATCATCGTGCCCATGGGTGTCCGGTCCATTTCCGCCCTACTTGGGGAACGGCTCACCGGGCGCCTCAACAACGTCAAGCCCACGGCGTTCCTCGGATGCTCGATCCCGGACCAAGACCTCCAGGCTTGGGTGATCCCCCTGGAATCCCCGTTCCACCTCCTAGCAAATGAGCGGTCCACGGACCTCCTGGACTTCTTTGCGGAGGGTGTCGGCTCCATTGCGTCTCACATCGGCGTCCCGGTGCCCCCCAAGCCCCCCGACAACCGGCGAATGATCCACGACCCCCGGGAAGCATCGGACCTCGTGAGTAAGCTGGCAAAGGCCAGTGCGGACAAAGGCTTCGAGGTAGGCTTCGACTATGAGACCACCGGGATCAAGCCCCATGCCCAAGGGCATCGGATCGTCTGTGCCTCCGTCGGCTGGGAGGATCAATGCGCCGTGTTCCCCATGTTCCAGGACGACGGATTCCGGGAACAGTGGAAACGGCTTCTCACGGATCCCATGGTGTCCAAGGGTGCCCACAATGCCCAGTTCGAGGCCATGTGGACATTTCACCAGCTTGGATACTGGCCTCAGGGATGGGCCTTTGACACCTGCATCGATGCCCACGTGATCCACAACATGAAGCCCACGAGCCTCAAGTTCGAGGTGTACACACGCCTCGGAGTCCTCGGGTATGATTCGGCCATCGACAAGTTCCTGAAAAGCGATGAGAAGGGGTGCAACAGCATCAATTCCGTGGAGTCGGCCCCCTTGGACCAGCTCATGCAATACTGTGCCCTGGATTCCCGGTACATGATGGAGATCCGCAAGCTCCAACGGACCGACTTGCGCCAATGGCCCAAGCAGATCAAGGGCTGCCGGTTCTTCATGAACGCATCCATGGCCCTCGTGAAGAACAGTTCCTGGGGAATGCGGGTGGACTCGGATCGCCTGGAATCGACGTACCGGGACCTCAGCATCCAGATCGAAGCCGCCGAAAGTGCCGCGTACAAGTCCCCCGAAGTCGTGGCCATGGGTGCCGGGTTCAATCTCGGATCGAACAAGGACCTCGGCCGAATGGTGGCCGGCCTCGGATACACAACGAAGTCCGTGGACAAGGAGTTCTTGGGCACCGTGTCCGAGCCTTTCGCGGAACATCTTCTCCAGTCCCGACAGCTCAAGAAGATGCGGGACACGTATCTGGACCAGTATCGCCGGGAATCCGTCGCCGGGATCATCCGGGGATCGTTCAACCTTGCCGGAGGACACCACACGGACGACGATGACGATGGAGGCCCGGGAAGTTTTCGGGCAGGGCACAGTGATCCGAACCTAGCCAATATTCCGAAGCGCAACAAGGCCATGCAGACTACTATCCGCAGGCTATACAAGCCGACTCCGGGGAACCGGATCAAGGAATACGACTACGGCCAGATCGAGGTTCGGGTGGGCGCTTGCTACCACCTGGACCCGAACATGCTCAAGTACGTCAACGACCCAAAAACCAATATGCACACCGACTCGGCCATGGATCTTTTCCTCCGAGGGGATGCCGGATCCGTCCGGAAGCCAGAGAGGCAGGCGGCCAAGAACGGCTTCGTGTTCCCGAGCTTCTACGGCTCCGGGTGCGTCAAGACCTACCTAGGACTTTGGAAACAGGTGGAACAGGAGACCAAGGACCACCTTGCGTCCAAGGGCATCACGGAACTGCACCCGAAGGGCTGGGCATCGTGGGACGGCAACCGGAAGCGGGACTACATCAAGGCCGTAAAGCGGTCCCCGGACCACACATGGCTTTCCCATGTTGCAGGCGTCGAGCGGATCCTATGGGAAGAACGGTTCCCGGGATACGCCAAGTGGAAGCGGGACATCTACAACGACTATCTGAAAAAGGGATACATCGAACTGTACACGGGATTCCGGTGCCGTGGTCCCCTGATCTTCACCAAGGCCACGAATCTACAGATCCAGGGATCCGCGTTCCACTGTCTCCTGTGGACCCTTTTGCAGATTGACGAGAAGATCCGGGCGATCTCCGGGCGATCCAGTGCCGTGTGCAACATCCACGACGCTCTGGTGGTGGACCTGCACCCGGACGACGAGGCGGAAGTGGATCGTCTGGTCTGGGAGTATGGGACTCAGAAGGTCCGTGAACATTGGGAGTGGATAGTGACCCCGCTGGTGATCGAGGCCGAACGCTCCGAGATCGACGGGACATGGGCCGCGATGGAAAATTGTGGGGAGTTGCACTTTTCCTCTTGACTTTTGCGGAAGGGTTCCGTATTATTGAATCAAGGGGGCCGGTGGTCCTCAGTCAACAGGAGCCAGGATCATGGAAGCAAGCATCAAGTTCATCGTCGGCCAGGAATACTACTACCGCTTCACCTGCGACCACGAGACCAAGAGCTACATGACCGTGGTATCCAGGACCGAGAAGTCCATCGTGGTCCAGGAACGTCACGAGAAGGAGACCCGCCGCATCAAGATCCGGATCTGGGACGGCGTGGAACAGGCCTACGCCGGGAACTATTCCATGGCCGGGATCTGGTGCGCCGACAAGATCGACGGCGCCAAGCCCCCTGTGGACGTATACGAGGTCACGGAACCTTCCACGGCGAATACCGTCCCCTTCCGCACCAAGACCGCTCCGGAGCCCGTGGCGGCCCCCGCGACCCTGGATCCTCTGGAAGCCCGGGCCATGGTTACCCTTGGCCGCAAGATCCTCACGGAGTCCTTGGCGATCCAGGGCCAGCACTTCGAGGTCTCCTTGATCTCCGCGATCCTGGACCGCGACCACGCCAAGTTCCTGGACCTCCTCCGGGAAATGTCGGCTGGTCTTCGGGCCGTCTGACCGAGTCCTGGGATCCTCGGAAAAGATCCCCATTTCACCCCTTGACCTTTACCCCCTAGTCCCTTAGATTTCAAGAACCCAAAGGGGCCAAGTAGCCCCGGAACCAAACAGGAGAAGAGATGTCCAAGACCCTTTCCATCGGCACCAAGGCGCGTGCTTCCATGGCCCTTCTGGCCGCCACACTCGGAGCCGCCGCTCCCGTGGCGACCGTTAGCCCTTCGGCACCCAACGCCCTGGAGATCAGCCAGACCCGAGCGCCCAACGCTCCCACGCAGTCCATGAGCCGTGCGCAGGCGATCCAGGCCAATCAGGCCCTGGGGATCCTGGACGGCTTCGGCGGGTTCCGCGTCGGCCCCAACACCAACATCCACACGTTCCCGGCATGGAGCCAGCGCAAGGCCCGGAAGGCCGCTCGCCAGACCGGTCGCAAGATCCAGAAGAGGTACAAGCGATGACCGCCCTCGCCACCCGCATCCGCCCCGGCACCTGGGAAGGCATCTACGGCCATGAGACCACGGTTTCCGCCGTCCGTGCCCTGATCTCCGGAGACAAGGCCAAGGTGCCCCATGCCTTCGTGTTCACCGGCATCCCCGGCACCGGCAAGACCACCCTTGCCCGGATCATCGCTACCCTTCTGGTCCCGGATCCCGACGACCAGAAGATGTGCATCCGGGAAATCGACGCGGCCAGCTACTCGGGGGCCGACGACACCCGTTCCCTCCGCGAAGAGGTCCGCAATCGTCCGATGACCGGCGGCCCCCTCGTCGTGATCGTGGACGAGGTTCACCGCCTCAGCCCCACGGCCAAAGACGTGCTCCTCAAGATCCTGGAGGAGTCCGGGGACCCTGAGAAGGGCCTCGGGCATCTGTACTGGATCCTTTGCACCAGTGAAGGCGACAAGCTCCCGGAGGCCATCAGGCGCCGGTCCAAGTGCTTCGATCTCAAGCCGGTCCCCGATTCCCAGCTCAAGCGCCTTCTGGTCAAGGTGTCCCGGGACGAGGGCTACACCGTGCCCCCGGAGATCAGGGACCGTGTGATCGTGGCGGCCAAGGGGTCCCCGGGCATGGCACTGAGCCTCCTGGAAACCGTGGCCCCCAACTGCACCGAGAACATGAGTCCCGAGCAGATCGAGGACGTGGCCGAAGGGATCAAGGGACCAGACGAGGCCTCGGACAATCTGGCCAAGGCACTGTTGGACGGTGCCAATGCCTCCGAGGTCCGGGCCATCCTGTCCAAGATCCAGGCGGATGGCAAGGAGGCCGAGTCCGTGCGCCGTGGTGTCCTTGGATACTGTTCGGCGGCGTACTTGGGCAAGTGGTACCGTGGTCCCGAGGGCAGGCCCTTGGAGATCATGGAAATCTTCTGTGCCGGCAACACGTTCGACAGCGGATGGGCCGGACTCATTGTGTTGGCGGCCAATGCCGCTGGGAGGGGCTGAGACCATGGCCAACTTCCGAATGAGACGAGGCACCAAGGACAAGTTGCCCCGGGGATACGTCCCGGCGGTTCCCGGGGACCGCATCCCTGCGACGGACCTGATCTGGTACGACCACTGTGACAACACCTGGAATCAGGCCCATCCGCACCCCGGAACAGCCTTCATCGACATCATATCGGCGGCGGATGTGGGTGCATGGGCCAAGCGTAGGAACAAGTCCAAGGGTGCATGGGCCAAGCGTAGGAACAAGTCCAAGCGTCCCAAGCTCCATACCTGGAGCCCCTACGAACTCGGCATCGGCCCCAAGGACACCAAGAACCTGATGCTCATCCGCGCCCAGGCCCTCATGGACGCCGCAAACCAGCTTGGCACCGAGAACGCCAAGCTCAAGAACACCATCGCCACCCTCAGAAAGAAGGTCTCCAAGTGACCGAACGCATCTTCACCGAAGACGTCAAGCTGGACCGGTTCAAGCTGGACATCGCCGCCGAGCAACAAGCCTCGCTCATGGGGCACTACGGTTCCCAGGTGGCCACGGCCCAGAAGGAACGCGACGAAGCCGAGAACCGTCTGGAACTCAGGTCCGGGGAACTCTGGATCGAGTTGAAGTCGGAACTGGTCAACGGCAAGGCCCCGACGGTCGATGACCTCAAGGCCATGGTCGCCAAGCACCCGGAGATCTCCAAGCTCAAGCAGGATCTGGCCGACGCCGGGTACAATCTCAAGCTGGCACAGGCACAGGAACGGGCCATCGGTGCCAACAAGGACATGGTGGAAACGCTCCAGCGGCTCCATGGTGCCCAGTACTACGCGACTCCGAGTCCTTCGGGTCGTGAAAACCTCCCGGGCTACCGTCCGGGAACCTGAACAAGTCAACAAGAACCCAGAAACAAGGAAATAGGAATCATGGCATTCGACATCAACAAGTTTAAGAAGACCGCAGACGTTTCCAAGGCCGCCGAAGGGCTTGCCAAGGCCAAGGACAGCGCCGGCCAGGATGTGGGCACCGGTGCGTGGCAGAGCGTTCTCGACGTCTCCAAGGCCCCCTACGCGGTCAAGTGGTGGAAGCCGACCCAGGGCACCCACATCATGGACATCGTCGGCACCCTCGTCACCAGTCCCAAGAATCCCGCCGTGCGCAACGGTTCCATCGGGATCGGGGACTATGACTTCGGCGTCACGATCTGGACCCACCCGGACCCCAAGGGCGGCGGTCCCAAGGGCGTGCCCCACGTCTGCCTCAAGCGCAACGGATACGCGAACTCCTGCCCCCGGTGCGAAGAGTTCTTCCGGAAGAAGGAAGACGGTGGCTCGTTCGTCAAGGGCGTCAAGGGCTCCGGCAACACGATCCACCGGTCCAGCGAACGCACGTTCATGATCATCGTGCCCCGCGAGGAGCGCAATGTCCCGGGCACCGTTCCCTACCTCTGGGAAACCTCGGTCCACTCGTTCACGTCTGAACTTCTGGAAGAGGCGAACGCCATTTCCGACGGCGGAGCGCCCACGTTCTTCTGGTGGCCGACGGAGCACGGACGCACGGTCCAGTTCGATGCGGTTCCCGGGGATCTCAAGGACGCCTTCGACTTCAAGCGCATCAAGTTCTTCCCGCGCCCCGAATCCGTGGGAGTCGCCTTGTACGAGAAGTTCAGTTTCCCGCTGGACGAGGCGATCATCCATGCCAGCGCCCAGCAGATGGAAGCCGACATGTACGGCGCTCCCGACGAAGAAGCTCCCACGGCTTCCCAGTCCACCGGCACCGGATCCCGGAACAGCTACACCGAGGAGGAGCCTCCCCAGGAGTCCCAGCAGGGCCGACAGGAGCAGGCATCCCAGGCCACTGACACCAGCACGGCGGAAGATGGCAAGTGGGCGGCGCCCAAGGAGACCGCCAAGGCCGAGGCCCCCAAGGACACCACCGGCAACAAGTGCCCCAACGGCTTCGTGTACGGCAAGGAATCCGGGGACCACCGGGAATGCCGTTCGTGTCCCGAAAAGCTGTTCTCCGACTGCGTGGACAATAAGTAATGGCCAAGGAATCCAAGGAAGCCGTGCGGAAGCGGATCATGGAGGGGGAACCGAAATCCCTTTCCCCCGCTCCCGTGCGCTTCACGACCGGATGCACCCTCATGGACCTAGTCGTCGGTGGCGGCCAGGGCATGGGGTGGAAGGGGGGTACCCTCATCAACCTCGTAGCCATCGAAGGCGGCGGCAAGACCCAATTGACCGCCGAATCCATTGCCCACAACTACCACGCGAAGAAGGGCCAAGGCTTCTGGCACCGGTTCATCGACCGGGAACACCGTTTCAGCTTCGACACGGAACGCATGTTCGGCATGACCGTCTGCGACCGTTCGGAATGGGTGCCGGACACCATCGAGGAACTGGACGGCGTGCTGACCAAGCTCCTCACGGAGGCCAAGAATCCCGGCATGATCGTCGTGGACTCGCTGGACGCATTCAGTACCGAAGAGACCGAGGTCCGTGCCGAGAAGCGCATGAAGCAGGTGGACGCCGGGTCCGACGTCAAGCAGGACGGAAGCTACACCGTGACCACGGGAACCCCCAAGTTCCTGTCGGAGAGTCTCAGAATCACGATGGCCGATGCCGCTAGGAGCCAGACGGCCGTGATTCTCCTTTCCCAGGTCCGGGCCAAGCTCAACGCGGCACAGTTCGACCCGAACAAGCTCAATCGCAATGGCGGCAAAGCCCTGGACCACTGGTGCGATACCATTGGCTGGCTCAAGCCTCTGAGGTTCTTCGGCGTCGGGAGCGAGAAGGACGGCACGTACCGGGATACCGGATGCGTCGTGAAGTTCTGGACCACGAAGTCAAGCACCCCCAGGCCGTTCAGGGAATGCATCTACACGATCCTGTTCGACTACGGGATCGACAACATCGGCTCGAACCTGGACTTTCTGTTCAACCTGCGGGACCCGAAGACCGGGGCTCTCAGGGACCCGAATGCGGCGCCCACAGGAGCCTTCAAGGACGTGGAGCGGGAGATCCTCATCCCCTGGCAGGAAGGGGCCGAGAAGACCCGGGAAAGCGTGATCGCGTGGCTGGAATCCATTGGCAGGATCCAGGAAGCCCGGGACACGAAGAAGGCCGAGGACGGCAAGGCGACTTTGTCCCTTGCGTGGCTGGACGAATGGATTGCCAAGGATCCGGAGTTCCAGGCGGCGTACGTCGCACAGTTCCCGAGCTACACCCGGGAGCAACTGATCCGGGCCATCGAAGACGATCCGGAGATGGGCAAGGAACTGGAACGGCGCGTGGTGGACAAGTGGAACCAGATCGAAGAGGCGGCCGCAAGCAATCGGAAGGGGAAGTTTTCAACATGAGCACGAACAAGCAACGCTTTGACCAGCTTCTCGCTGTGGTCGAGTTCGCCAGGGCCAACGGCTTCCCGAGAGCCGAAGTCGCCATGTGGGATCCGGACAACCCGGAGTCCTGCGCGAACGACGAGAACGAGATCCTAGAGCCGAATGACCCCGGGACATATCAGATCGACGTTGGCATCTATCTGCACAAGGCCGTCAACTACACCAAAACGGAACCGCAGGACTGCGACGAGGACGGGAACGCCCCCGAAGACATCTTCCTGTCCGAGGGAGACGCCCCATGAGCATTCAGACCATCAACCAAGTCGATCCCATCGCCCTTCGCAAGAAACTCCGGCGCTTGGGCATCGGCGCCAAGTTCCAGTTTTCCCAGGCCGCCGCCGAAGATGCGGCAAGGGACTTCGGGAACCATGCGGCCAAGTCCGTGGAGATCGTGGCCAACGACATCGAAGTCTCCGGGGCTGTGATCGCGGACGTGGACTGCGAGTGTCCCAAGTGCGGCCACGAATGGACCATGGATTCCGTGGAGATGGAGGACGACGCGATCCCGGTGGACGGGTCCGACATCGTGGACGCCGTGGAAGTGGTCTCGGAGACGGGAGGAATTTCCCCGGGATCCTGCGTCCTGGAACCTGCGGAGATCGCGTACATGCTCCACGCATGGGCCATGTTGTGGGAGGTCCCCGAATGATCGAGCCGAAGACGGAAACCGTCGAACTCTTTTCCCGACTGGGCAAGGTCGGGAGCATTCAGGCGTGGGACCCATGGCAATCCCGGAA